AACGTGCATGATGGAGACTGAGTTAGTGGAATTGATAGAGGAGACTGGCAGGAAGGAGGGTAAGACTTTCGATGAAGTGATGATTGAACGCCTCCGGCTTGGTATAACTCTCTATGAAGCGGGTAAGTTGGATGGCACACTATAATTTCCGCGAGGATTTGCGGGATGGCAAGAGTGGAGAACGTGTAATCCAGCATTTTCTGGAGACGCAGTTGAATTTCCTTTATCTGGGTAGTTGCGATGATTACCGTTACGACCTTTTGCACTTGCACGACCGGACGAAGCTACCGATAAAGATAGAGGTGAAGACTGACAGTTGGGAGAAGGACTTTAATGATTGCACGGGTAATCTGGTGCTTGAGGTGGAGGACCGCGGGAGGCCGAGTGGCATATCGACGAGTGAGGCGGACTTTTACGTGTGGTACATGCCGTTTCTGGACCGGGAACAGGTCTGGATAGCGCCATCGGGGTTCTTGAAGGCAGGAGTGAAGTTGAAGCGGTGGCCTTTGAAGCCGATAGGGGAGTATTCGGAGGTGATGGGTGCTAAATCGGCTATGGCATATCTCATACCGCGTCACAGGGAGATGACCTGCTTTGTGGTATGGCATACTGATGGTGCAGGGAACTGGTGGCCTGAGAATGGGAAGTCTTTCTGGCCTGACACCTGATGTTAAGGTTTTAAACCCTGTTAGCATGCAACAACCCGTGATTCGCGTCATCAGGACTGAGAATGGCAGTCAGCAGGTCGAGTTTTCGACTTTTGAACCGTTGGAGGCGTATGAATACTTGGTAATCAACCAGATTCGGCCAAAAAGGGTTGAAATCACGCAAAAAGGGGTCGAATGACTGTAGATTCGCGTCTACTGACGCAGGCTGCATCGGGTGCGTTGGAGATACTCAGGGGGCAGCCTTTGACGTTAAAGGACTTCATAGACGAGACAATGGAGTGTTTTATGGCGTTAGAACCGGGAGAATACGTCCCATCGGGCAAGATGCACAAGGAATGGCTTGATATTTTCAATAAAAGCGACCATACGGCGATAATTTGCGCCCGAGGTCATCTGAAGACGACATTCAGCCTTGCTTTGCTGGCATATTTCATGCACAGGCAGCATAACTTCCGTGCTTTGTATATTTCAGCGACTTTGGAACAGGCTTGGGACAAGCTGGAACAGTTTGAGGAGATGTGCGGGCGCAGTTGGCGTCTTTCGTCCTATCTGGAGAAGTCGGACGCGACGAAGGTGACGACGCGGAAGGGTGCGAAGTATTTCAACAACGGTTCGCGTGTTCACGCGGCTTCGATTGGCAAGTCCTTGGAGGGACCGCACGTTCACTTCATAATTCTGGATGACGTGTTGCAGGAGTTCCCGAATTTGACGGATGACAGGGTGATTCACTACATCCAGCGCGTTGTCATGCCGATGCGGCTTCCTGATGCTAATATCCTGCTTGTTGGCACGCAGAAGCGCGTTGGGGATGTCACGGAGTGGGTCTGCGAGTCCAAGAACTGGGAGAGTCTGCGTCATCCGGCGCTATTGGAGAACGGTCATCCGCGCTGGCCTGAGTACTGGTCGAAGGAACGGCTTGAGAAGGAGAAGGAGACGATGGGCAGCCGGGCTTTCGAGTCTGAGTACATGTTGAATCCCTTGGACCCGTTGAGTGCGGTGATACCGTATGAGGTGTTGCGTCCCTGTCTCAGCAAGTCGCTGGAGATGGGTTTGTGTCCTGATGGTGATGACTGGCATGTGGTGATGGGTGTGGACTTGGCTGTCGGGATGGATTCGGTGAACGATGAGACGGCGTATGTCATCATCGCCTGCAACCGGGAGACGGAGGTGCGGCAGGTGCTGTACTGCTGGAGTGGCAGGATGCAGGCGGCCGGCAGCGGCTGGCTGAAGGGTCAGGTGTCGAAGATTCGTGAACTGGCGCAGCGCTTCAGTCCTGATATGGTGATGGTGGAGTCGAATGGTTATCAGCGGCTTGTGGTGCATGCGGCGCAGGAGATGGAGGGTCTTCCTGTCGAGGGTCACAACACCGGGCGCGAGAAGCACTCGCACGATGTCGGGATACCCAACATCGCTTTGCAGATGGAGAAGGAGTTGTACCGCATCCCGTGGAATCCGCGCGCCCGTGTCGAGTCGCGGCCGGGAACGCGGAAGCTGGTGGACGGGCTGTCACGCCTTATCTACGGCAAGCACGGGCGGCTTGAGGGTCACACGCCCGACCCGGTGATAGCACTGTGGATGTGCGAACTGGCGTTACAGAAGATGTTCCGCCAGAAGCTGGCTTTTACCTCTTGGGACTACTTGTAGTTACTCACTCAAGCATGCGGCGCTGTGCTTCGGTGTAGGTCGAGTCACGACCTGCCGTCAGGCATTCGACGCAGTGCCTGTTACTGAAGAAGGCTTCATCGGAATCGAAGTCCGTCTTGCATAACACGCAGTGTTTTTTGTATCGGCTAATGGTATCACCCCCTGTGGGGTCTTTAGCTGTTCCCATAATACCCCATGGCGGGTGGCTATATAAGCCTTACGGTGGGACTTTGGATAGATGCCACCATAACCTTTATATAGCCCTTTGCGTTGGGGTAGTATGAGAGAAAAACTCTACCCAGAAAATAAATGCAGAGACTGTGGTGCTTGCTTCCATTGCACAGCGCCAGCGCATACCGACTGGCATGACGATGGCGGCGCGTGGCATTGTAGCGTCTGCGGGCTGAACGTATAACAGCAACGGTTATATACTGTTATCAGCAGTGTGCGTTCCGGATGGCGGGACACCAACTGTTCCATACCGGCTTTGCCGGGCACAACTATTCACCGTTGCGATACCATCGGTCTTCATCCGCCATCCAACTTTTCCCATGAAGAAACTACCGAGGCTGGAGTTGTATGGCGTCAGCGAGGAGACGAAGCGGGACTTGAAGGTGCTATCGCGGGCGCACGGCATCAGCAGCGGGCGGCTTGTGGAACCGCTGTTGCGGAAGTATGTGGACCGGCCGGAGAACCGGAGGTTGATTCGGCGGAATGGCGACTGACTTCAGGGTGCCGTCCGGGGTTCGGGAGGAGGCGCTGCTTGGCCGCACACTCCGCGCCAAGCACGGTTACGGGGGTGGTGAACGCACGATGCAGATTAACCGCCTGCTGGTCAGCAACCACCGTGTCGGCCTGAAGACCGCCATCTCGGTCTACAAGTATTACGCGCGGCACGCGCCGGTCGACCCCGAGGGCGAGAACTTCGGCAATCGCAAGCGCCCCAGCAAGGGCTACATAATGTGGAAGCTGATGGGTGGTACTGCCGGCCAGCAGTGGGCACGGAAGCTGCGCCGGGGCACCCGTTCCGAAATTCAGAAAAGCATTAATAGGTTCCGGCAAATCCGCCAGTTGGTCAACGATGGCATGGTATGACAGAATCATCGGCCGCAGCGTGAAAAAGCGCACGACGCTGGAGATGTGGCAGGAGACTCTGGACAGCAACCAGTTGCGGAAGGAGGCCCGCACCCCGTTCTATTCCGCGACCCAGAGTCAAGCTGCATTCCACGACACCATCCTGCCTCCCGTTGACCAAGCCTATCTTGAGGAACTGGCCGACCGTTACAGCCACCTTCGCACCGTCATCAGCCGCATCGCATCCCAGAGTGTTGCGAAGGGCTGGATGTATGTCGCCTATGACAAGGGCGACCCTGAAGAACGGCGGATAGTTGACAAGCTGTTACGCGACCCTTCCAACGGTCACGCGGACATCAACGGCCACGAGTTAGTCAAGGCGATGATACGGCAGGTGGAAGTCTTCGATGACTGTTTCGTCTCGGTGGTGTTCGACTACGTTAAGGGGAAGGGCATCGAGGGGCGGCAGGTCAAGGAACTGTGGGTCGAGGACGGGAAGCAGATGCGCTTCAACGTGGACGAACTGGGGCGCTTCAAGGACGACGAGTTCTTCGACATCATCAGCCGCGAGTTCGTGGACGGTCCTTCCCAAGGCAAGAAGGACTGGCGCATCCAGCCGATGGCCTATTTTTATGACGGGCAGCAGGACAAGATACCGTTTGCCCGTGACGAGATAATCCACTTCAACAAGTACAGCGCGTCCGCGCGTCTTTACGGCCAGAGTCCCATCTTCGGCCTGATGAAGAAAATCGAGACGGCGCTGGCGATAGAGGCGTTCCAGAACAAGATTTACAAACTGGAACGACCACCCAAGGGCTTCCTCGATATACCGGGACACGATGAGGAGTCGCTGAACCGGCTTGGCGAGTACATCGCGGAGGAGACCAGCAGGAACCCCAACTTCATTCCCATCATCAGCAGCCGCGAGGGGCGCCAGACCGCCAAGTTCATCTCGGTCATGCCGACCATGGACGAACTGATGGCGCTGCCGTACATGGAACGTATCAACAACGACATCAATGCCGCCTATGGCGTGATGCCGATTATCACCGGCAACATTCAGGGTGTCGGCGGTCTCAACAGCGAGGGCGAACAAATCTCCATCTTCGACCGCACAATCCGCGAGACGCAGAAGACGCTGGAGGATGGGTTCTTCAGGCCGCTGCTTGACCTCATGGAAATCAAGACTTGGACGCTTGTGTTCAAGGATATTAACGAGAAGAACGAACAGCAGCGCCTCGCCAATATGTTACAGAAGGCCAACATCATAACGGTGCTTAACAAGGTGGGTATCAAGGCCACGCTGGACAGCGAGGGGAACCTGAAGCTGCCCGCAGAAACGGAAGTGGTGATACCGGAGGGTGAGAAGGCCGAGGCACCACGCATGTCCAGCCTCAAGCCATAGATGGAATACAACCGCTGCCAGAAGTGCTTGCGCGGTGCTTTGACGGTACATGTCGGCACACACGGTCTCTGCAATGAGTGCGAGTCCGAACGTGCTTGGGCAAACAGCAAGCGGGTCGTAGCCCGCCAGCGCCACTCGGAATACCGCCATCACGTTTTTGTGAAGAAGAGTAAAGAATTAAAAGAACGAGTGGCAGAATACGAAAAGAGAGGGTACTGACCGAAGACGGTTGGCACATGTCATCACATGGTCGGTCGAATTAAAATTACGGTGAAACAGCCCAGCAACGTCGTCAACTTCTATCGCAACAAGGGCTGGTTCAGGGAAGCCATCATCGAGACCTACAAGGAACTCGGCCCGCAAGCCAAGAGGGACATGCAGCAGAAGATAGACCAAAGCACCCAGATTTCCGGTACTGGCACCGTGGCCCTCTCCAAGTCAATCTACTATCGCATTGATGTTCGCAACGGCCGGCTGGTTGTCGGCACCAAGGCGCCGCACGCTGCCGCGCAGGAGTTCGGCGCCAAGTTCACGAAGTTCCCCCACTCCGAGTCCCTCAAGAAGTGGGCCAAGCAGGCAGGCATAGATTACAGCCGCCTGCAGTACACCCTGAAGAAGAATGGGCTGCGGCCGATAGGCTTCGTGCGTCACGCGCAGTTCCAGATGACCAAGACCTTCGGCCCCACGTTCATGAAGTTCATGAAACAGTTCTCGGAACGGGGCTGATTCCGGAAGCCCGGTTTTATTTATAATCACCAAGCACTGGCCCACTGTGGCAGACGCCAATAACCAAGGCTGGAAGGTCTTCCGGCCGGACTGGTACAACAAGCGCATAATCGAGACTTACATTTCTTCTCCCACCATCGACAAGCAGGGCGACGAAGTTCCTGTTGAGACCATCAAGGAGGCGATGGAGAATTACATGAAGTTCGGTATCTACTCCTACAAGCACGAGGAGATGCCGATAGGGCTTCCGCTGGCCTACAAGGTCAAGGGCGGCAAAATCAAAATCCGGGTCGGTATCCATAACAAGATGGACATGCACGACCGGGTATGGAAGGAAATCCAGAATTACGGTACACAGGGCGCCAGCAGCATCAGGGGCGAGGCCATTGACACGGAGAAAGTCTGTAACGACAGGAACGTCTGCCACAACCGTATCAACGACCTCAACCTCTGGTCCGTCTCATGGGTTGGTAACTCTCCAGCCAATCCCGAGGCCAAGGTCACGTCCGTTTCGGTAGCAAAGGAACTCACCAAGGAAATCGAGACGATGGTGGAGAAAATCATCGTGAAGCGCGGCAAGCAGTATTGCCTGCTGGCGCGGAAGGACCGCAAGCTGCTGGGCTGCCACAGCAGCAGGGAAGGGGCGATGAAACAGGAACGCGCCATCCAAGCGCGGCGCTTTGGCAAGGCCCTTGATGAAACGGACCGGGCTATCAGGCGCGTCCGCGAACGGCACCTCAGCAAGGCTATCAGGCTTAACGGCATGCGGCTTGACTACCTGCTGGAGAAGGCCCCGAAAGCACCCGGCGGTGGCGGTAAGAAGAAACCCGGCAAGGGCCGCCCGCCCAAGACTTGGTTCGAGAACTGTCGTATGAACGCGCGCAAGCTGCGTAACTACGCCAAGCTTCCGCAGGTCTTCGGCAAGTTCCCCGGTCGCGGCCCCCGGTTCACGTCATCCCGCGTCCGCGACACATCCGGCTACAAGCTGCGCGACAAAATCGGCAACCCCGGCTGGGGTCCAAAGACACAGGCGTACAGGGGCCAGAAGCCATCAGCGTTCGGTAGCAGAAAGCGGTAGCTTCCGGAATTAAGTCCCGCCTTATATACAACAACCAATACATAGGGGGCATGACCACTCTCGAAAAGTGTGATTGCGTCAACAAGGACGACGAGTCCGAAGAGGTTGTTGCCTCCGAGGAAATTGCATCAACAGAAGCGCTTGATTCCCCCATCGACGTTGATAAGGCCGAGAACCTCATGAAAGAGATGGAGGAAGCCCTTGGCAAACTCCACGACCTGCTTGACACCCTTGACACCGAGAAGGCTGAAGACGAAGAGGATGAAGAGGACGAGGATGAAGAGGACGAGGAAGCCGAAGCTGAAGAGGACGAGGATGAAGAAGATGAGGAGGAAGAGGAAGCGAAGTCCGAGGATGCAAAGAAAACCGACCTCGCCAAGGCTGTCGAAATCCTCAAGTCGGCTGGTATCAACATCTATGCTGGGAAGAAGCGGACACCCGCACCCAAGCGTTCCACTCCTAAACCTGTGAACTGGACCGAGTTCAGCAAGTCGCTGGATGAGGTTGACCGAATGGCTGAGAAGGCGGGAAGGGGGTACTAAATATGGCAATGAGTTTCGAGGAATATGTGAACGCCTACTACGGTGGCGTGCTTGGAATCTCCAAGCGCTACGGCATCAAGAAGGCGGAAGACGTACTTACGACTGCGGATACCGCATACTTCAACACGATGTATGGCGCGGCCGTGTTCCACCAGTTGAACACCAAGTCGGAAGTATTCAAGCTGCTTCCCAAGGAAGGCTGGACCCAGAGTGGCTGGCGCGTCCTGAAGACCCGCGGCGCCAGTGCATCCAACGCTGGTGTTGCTGAAGGCGCGGCATTCCCCGAGACCGACGTTCCAGACCTCGATACAGTGGTTGCCACTATCAAGGAAATAGTCACCCCGTGGGATGTATCAACCCGTGCGGAGTTCCTGTCTGAAGCCGATGACGGTGTTAAGGGTCTTACGGCCTACCTGCGCCGTGAACAGGCAGAACACCACGCCTTCTACATTGACGCGATGATGATGGTGACTTCTTCAACCGCAGATGGAAATAACTTCGAGTCGCTTGACCGCATAACTCTCTCCAATGCCCGGTGTGCTGTCTCCCCGTACTCTGCTGGTGATAATGACATATACGACCTTGACCGCACAGTCGATACTTGGTCTAACGCATACACCGACAGTTCCTCAAATTCTGACAAGGATTTGACGCTGGCATTCATGGATGCAGCAATCCAGTCTGCGCTGGAGAACGGTGCGAACTACGACAACCTGATATTCCTGACCAACCACGCGGTACTTCAGGACATCAAGGCGCTGATTAATGTATCAGCCAACGCAACGTGGCGCCTCGACCTTGGCCCGATGGGACAGGGAACGACCCGTAACGGTGCGACCAGCGAAGCGGGGTTGAACCTCGACAGCCGTGTCGGCTACTATGACAGCATCCCGATATTCGTCACACAGCACGTAACGGGTGTGGATAACAGGCTTTACCTGCTGGACATGGAACACCTGAAGATGAAGCTGGCGGCACCAACTACCTATGTGGCTAACGAGGACTTGGGCATTCTCCAGAAGCTTGCCAAGGAATACGCTTTCATCACGGCGGGCGAACTCATCTGCACGAAGTTCACAACACAAGGAAGCATTCGGGACTTGAATTAGATTGGTAGGGGCTAAATGGTTCTTATCACCAATACTTCTAATAAGTTCCTTCACCGCCGGAGTGGTGGTGGGCAAGTGCTTGGATGGCCCGTCGGCTACACGCTGGACGTTGATGAGGCTAAAGAACCTCAACTCGTCGCTGACCTTACCGAATCAAAGCAGTTTGAAGTCCACGATGAGGTCAGCCCGGCAAGTCACCTCCCGCAGCCTATCGTGGGCCGCAGACCGCGCCGCCCCATCCTCCCCATCGAAGAGAAGGAAAAGATAGACCGCGGACTGAAGAAGAAGCGCCGCCGCAAGGCACCCAGCAAGGGCTTGAAGAAGAAGGCCAACGACCACCCCGGCCTGATATGCGGCAAGGC